ATTATGTTTTTACTTCTTGGCGGCACTGGTGTCGGTTACAGCGTACAGTTTCATCATGTAAATAAATTACCAGAAATTACAAGACCATCTGTTAAGCGCACTCGTCGTCACCTTGTTGGTGATAGTATAGAAGGTTGGGCAGATGCAGTAAAAGTTCTAATGAAATCGTATTTCGTCGGCGGTTCAAAGATTCGTTTTGACTATAGTGACATTAGACCCAAAGGCGCTCGCCTCGTGACATCTGGGGGCAGAGCACCGGGACCACAACCTCTTCGTGAGTGCCTAGTTAAGTTAGAGGGTATATTGTGTAACAAGGACACGGGTGACAAACTTACCCCTATTGAAGTTCATGACATGGTATGCTATATTGCTGACGCAGTTCTTGCGGGAGGTATCAGACGAGCGGCACTAATATCTTTATTCTCTGCAGGTGATGATGAAATGATATCCGCAAAGAGCGGACATTGGTGGGAGAAAAATCCTCAACGGGGTCGAGCAAACAATTCTGTCGTTCTTATGCGCCACTTGGTCACAGAAGAGTTCTTTAAAGATCTATGGTTCCGTGTAAAAGCATCAGGGGCAGGCGAACCAGGGTTTTATTTCTCAAATGATAAGGATTGGGGCACCAACCCTTGTTGTGAGATCGCTCTTCGCCCATATCAGTTCTGTAATCTAACAGAAATCAACGCTTCTGACGTAGATAGTCAAGAAGAGATTAACGCTCGTGCCCGTGCCGCATCATTTATTGGAACACTACAGGCATCTTATACGGATTTTCATTACCTTCGTGATGTTTGGCGTAGATCTACAGAAAAAGACGCTCTTGTTGGCGTGTCTATGACTGGTATTGCATCTGGTAATGTGTTAAAACTAGACATGAAAGAGGCAGCAAAAGAAGTTAGAAAAGAAAATAAAAGAATTGCGAATATCGTGGGAATCAGACCAGCGGCACGTACAACTTGTGTTAAACCCGCAGGGACAACAAGTCTTACACTTGGAACTTCCTCTGGTATTCATGCTTGGCACAACGATTACTACATTCGTCGCCTTCGTGTCGGTAAAAACGAGGCAATCTACAATTATTTATCGATCTACCACCCAGATTTAGTAGAGGACGAGTTTTTTAGACCGCATGACACGGCAGTTATATCTGTTCCGCAGAAAGCACCAAAGGGCGCTATTACACGGGGTGAATCTGCTCTGGAGATGCTTAATAGGGTTAAAAAAGTTTCTACTGAGTGGGTAAAAAATGGACACGGTAAAGGACAAAACACTCATAATGTATCAGCGACTGTTTCTATTCGTGAAGAGGAATGGGATACTGTCGGTCAGTGGATGTGGGATAATCGTGCCGTCTATAATGGTTTATCAGTTCTTCCTCATGATGGTGGAACTTACAAACAAGCACCATTTGAAGATTGTGACGAAATAATTTATACTAAGTTGTTAGATACACTAGAAGACATTGATTTATCTAAAGTTATTGAGATTGAAGACAACACAGATCTCAAAGGCGAACTGGCTTGCGCCGGTGGTGCGTGTGAGGTTTCATAAAAAACACTTGACAAAATAATAAAAATTTATTATTATATGTCTATGAAGAAATCAATTATTGGTTTGGTCCTTACACTTACTCTTGGGTGCGAGATTAGACCTTATCCCTATTCAAGAGTTAATTTTGTTAACCAATCAGCACAACCAGTTGCTGCTTGCGAATATAATTTTTATCACACTGGTCCAAGAAATTATGAGTATTGCACATCGTATGATGAACTTGGTGATTGTAACTGTTATGTAGTTTATGATCCAACGGTTATTGATCACGAGTGCTACATTGAATATTGTTACTACTGGGATACTTGCCAGTGGGAAACTTACGATTACAGTTGTTATTAAGGAGAAAAAATGAGTCAAGCAATTTTACAAGTCGTACAAGATGAAAATACAGAAAATGAAAAATCAAAAGAAGAATACATTGTAAACTATTTGAAATCAATGATCGCTCTCGAAGAGGCAATGGAACCATATAAAGAGCAAAAGAAAGAGTTGCGAACAGAGTTTATTGAGAATGGTTGGTTAACAAAAGAAGATATTTGGTCTGCTGTAAAAGCACTCCGAATGTATCAAAAGTCTGCCGATCTTGACGCAGTAAACGAAATGTTTGATATTATTGAGAAGAAGTTTGGAATCAAGGAGGAAGTATGAGTTTAGATCCACGAAATCGTTTTTTATTGTTAGAAGAAGCACCACAAAAAGCAGAAGAAGATGCTCCAACTATTCTTCTACCAGAAGATTATAATGTTAAAACAAATCCGTTTGGGGTTTATAAAATTAGTCAAATTTCCACTGATTGCACTAAGGTTAGTCTAGAAGACATCGGCAAATTAGTTGTTGTCGAAGATCACATGGTATCTACGGCAAGTTTGGACCAAGGTGATTTTCTTTTAATTCAAGAGAATCATGTCTTTGGAGTTTTGGGATAAACTGAAACGATGAACCTATTTAAGTTTATTAACTTCAATGTATACACAAAAGGAGAATAAGATTTGATAGGATATATAGTTTTAGGCATTATTGCCTCAAATAACTTAAGTTACGATTATAATAACTTAATCAATGAGGCATATAATTGCAAAAATGCAAAAGAAAAAGTTTTACAAACAGGGATAATAGAAAAGTTAGTAGAAATTGAAGATTTTTATTTTCAAGCATATAGTATCCCGGTAGAGTTACGAGGAATGCTGTTGGCTGCAGCGTGTGTCGAAAGTGGGTACGATGCCCGAGCAAAGGGTGATTGGAAGATAACTTTCAAAACAAAAAAACACCCAAGAGCAAAAGGCATACTGCAGTTCTGGCATTGGGCAGAAAAAGAATATGGACTCAATCGACTTGATCCAATACAATCAGCACATGTCTGGATGATTCATGTTGCCAACACTCGTGATAAAAATCGTTGTAAAGGTTATAAGTTGACAAATAAACAAAAATGGTTAGGTGCTTGGGCACAAGCAGTGCGCGGTCGACTTACAAAAGAAAATCGGTATCGCTGCTTTGAACGAACCAAGCACTGGAAAAAACTAAGGAAATGGAAAAAAAATATTAAAAACTATGACGAAGGGTGTTAATATAACAATTGGTGGAAGCTTAAATGCTCTACAGTGGGCGTATCAACACGGGACTAGATTGATAATAAATAAGCCTTCCTTTCCTCCTCCCTATGAGCCCTCAGACAAGAAACTTGCCTGGGGGCTGCTTTATTATAAATTGATGATGGATGGTAAAATAATCGGTGGTGATTATGTAAATGCAGTACGCATTGATGATGATGAGATTATTGTTGCTTGTAAAAATAATATAATAAACAGAACAACTTATGATAAAATTACCCTCTTTGATGATCAAAATGTCATAGGTTTGCCCGATCAAAAAGAAGAAATCGATCAATTTACTGTAATAGACACAATGTTATCTGTGTCTTTTGTTTTTAAGGATACTGCTTTCACGCTTAAGACAGGCGATGATTTGGTAAATGAAATTCACATCCACAAGGATTATGTTAATAGTCCAGCAAAGATAGCAGTTGTTTCGAACTTAAATAAAAAACAGTTGCACAACTTTGATTTTTCTGATACAATGGCCAAATTCAAGACAGAAACAATATTAAAAGACGCAGGTTTCACAGGAAACTTCATGAAAAGAGATGAGATTGTTTTAGAAGTTCAAGAACGAATTATTAAACCTAAAATGAATATCTATGAAGAAGCAGAAAAAATAAAGTTTATCTATGTATGAACCCGCACTAACAATAAAAAACAAAACACACGTAAACCTAGCAGGCATAGTACCAGTAGCAGGACAACCGCTTGACTTTAATTTTCCTTGGCACGATAGTCTAATGCCTATTGGACATAACTATCTTGCAGTCGAGAAGGCGGTCTTTGACTGTGTAGTCGCAGGTTGTAACACCGTCTGGTTAGTATGTCCTAAAGACATGCAACCTCTTATCCGCTATCGTTTAGGAGACTGGGTTGTAGATCCTGTCCGCTATGATAAAGGCGCAACCTTCGGCAAACGTCCAAAAGTCTACGAAGTTCCCATCTATTATACGCCTATGCACCCAAAAGACACAGGACGAAGAGACTGCCTTGCTTGGAGCATTATCACCGGTGCTCAGTATGCTTGGCACGTAAGTAGAAAGATAAGTCGGTTCGCACACCCAGACAAATACTTTGTTTCATTTCCCTACGGCATGTTTTCACCCTGGTGGTTAAAAGATCATCGACCAGCAATAAGAAACACAAGCACAAACTTTTATGCAGAGTGTGACAATAAGAATTTTAAAGATGGAAGTTTCTTACCTTTTACCTTTCTTTCAGAAGACTTTTTAGAATGTCGTAGACATTTCAGGAAAAGCGAAACAAAAGGTTACGACGATAAGTTGAACAAACTAAAAGCATCTAAAAGTTGGACTGGTCGGTATTTTACTCACGATTTTGTTTTTAGCGAAGTAAACACAGAGGGGGCAGCAATTTGTGGTCTACCTTGGTATTATGATGTTTCATCTTGGGAAGGTTTAAAGACTTGGTTGGGCGGCGAACATAGCCTATCCAGACCAAAAGATTTCTTAATGTCCTATAATGAATGGAACCCACTAGGAGTAGATATTGAAGAGAATAGTGAAGATAATTAATGAAGCGTTATTCTACGTTTTGTTCTTGACACTTTTATTAGGATTTAGTAGTATGTACCAGTTACAAAGATTGTTTTGGAGAAAGAATGATAGACAGAATACAAAGTAGTATCCCGTTTGTAGGACTTCATGCGCACAGTGGAACGGGAAGTCCTTTTGATGGACTAGGATATCCAGGCGAACATATGGACTTCGCCTACCAAAATGGTAATGATGCTCTTGCTCTTACCGATCATGGCAACATGAATGGATTCGCTTATCAGGTTCAACATGCTCAAAAAATGATAAAAGAGGGCAAAGACTTTAAACCCATCTTTGGCGTTGAGGCATACTTCCTACCTAGCATTGAAGAATGGCGTCAAGAGTTAGAACGAGTCAAAGAAGATAAGAAAGCAAAAAAGTCTATTGATAAGTCTGCCTCTGGGACAACTATTGAAGATGAAGGCAACAAGCGAGAAGTGAAAAATCTTCTTAATCGTCGTCGTCACCTTATCTTATTAGCGCAGAACCAGAAAGGTCTAAACAATATCTTCTCTCTTGTGTCAAAGTCATACAGAGAAGAAAACTTCTATCGCTTCCCGCGCATTGATTATGCAATGCTTAAAGAGCACAACGAGGGTGTAATCGCTGCATCTGCTTGTCTTGGCGGTGTTTATGCCGGAAACTTCTGGGAGAATCGCGAAGAGGGCGAAGAATCCATACTCAACGCCATGCGTGATACAACTAGAAACATGGTTGGTATCTTTGGTGATCGCTGGTATGGTGAACTTCAATGGAACAATATACCAGAACAGCATCAATTAAACCGTCTAATTATAAAAGTTTGTAATGAATTTGGCGTCGAATTAATTTCTACTGCTGATAGTCACTATCCAAACAGGGATGCCTGGAAAGATCGAGAACTTTATAAAAGACTAGGTTGGTTAAGTAAAGGTATGCCTAAATGGGCAAAAGACTCTGAACTTCCACAAGGTGTTGAAGAGATTGGATACGAATTATTTCCAAAGAACGGCGATCAGATGTGGGAGGCATATAAAACTTATTCTGATAAAATAGGAGTTAACTATGATGATAATCTTATACGCGAATCTATTGAAAGAACGCATCAAATCGCTCATGAGCGTATTGAAAAATTCATGCCTGACAATACCGTTCGCCTTCCGAACTTTGTGGTTCCCGCTGGGCAGACTCCCGATAGAGCACTCGTCGCTGCTTGTGTGGATGGGCTTAGAGGTCTTGGTCTAACTAAAAAACCAGAATATGTTCAGCGCTTAAAAGAAGAAATGAATGTAATTAGTGAACGGGGTTTTAGTAAATATTTTTTAACCATGAAGTCTATCGCTGATAAGGCGACTGATGTTCAATTAACTGGCGCGGGTCGTGGGTCTGCTGCAGGTTCACTAGTTGCTTATGCCCTTGGCATAACGCAGGTTGATCCGATAAAATATAATCTTCTATTCTCTCGCTTCATGCGGAAAGATGCAAAAGATTATCCTGATATTGATTATGATGTATCTAATCCAATGGAATTGAAAGAAATGTTGATTGAAGAGTGGGGCGGTAACACTGTTGTTCCTATTTCTAATTTCAATAAACTGCAGTTGCGTTCTTTGATTAAAGATATTGCAAAGTTTTATGAAGTTCCATTCGCAGAAGCAAACTCTGTTACTTCTAAAATGCTAGCAGAAGCAACACCCATTGCCAAAAAGAAACATGGCATTAAGGCAGGTATTTATGCGCCTACATTTGAAGAGGTGATGGAATATTCTGATTCTTTGAAAATGTTTCTAAGAAAGTATCCAAAGATAAAGACACACGTAGAAGCACTTGTCGGTGAGGTCCGCTCTGTGTCTCGCCATGCTGGTGGTGTTGTTATTGGCGAAGAGTTAGATAAGTACATGCCACTTATTAATTCTGGTGGTGTAACTCAAACTCCTTGGTCTGAGGGTCAACATGTACGACAATTAGAACCAATGGGTTTTATTAAGTTTGATATCCTTGGTCTTTCAACCCTAAAAATGATTGAAGGTGCTGTCTATCATATTTTGAAGAAACAAGGAAATCCAGATCCTACTTTCGATGACATTAAAAAGTTTTATGACAAGAACCTCCATCCGGAAAGTATAAACTTAAAAGATAAGAAAGTCTATGAGAATATTTTTTGGAAAGGTAAGTGGGCAGGTATATTCCAGTTTGCTGAAAAAGGAGCACAGAATTTTTGTAAAAGGGCAAAACCAAAAAACATCATTGATATCGCATCTATTACATCTATTTATCGTCCTGGTCCGTTGGCAGCAAATGTTCATGAAGATTTTGTTGAGGCAAAAGAAAATCCTAGAAGTGTGCGCTATGGACATGATATTGTAAAAGAAGTTACAAAAGAAACTTATGGTTTTCTTATTTTTCAAGAGCAGATTGCGTTGCTGGCGCATAGACTTGGTAAAGATCTTTCGCTCGATGAAGGAAACAAACTTCGTAAATTATTAACTAAAAAAGGCACTGGCGCACACTCAGAACAAAAAAATAAAATAAAAATTAAGTTTGTTGAGGGTTGTGTTGATAAAGGACTAAAGGAAGAGTGGGCAGAGAAAATGTGGGCGAAGTTTGAATATTTTTCTGGTTATGGTTTTAATAAGTCCCATGCTGTTTCATATTCCATCATATCTTTTCAATGCGCTTGGCTATTTAATTATTATCCCGACTGCTGGATGGCAGCGTTCCTGGATAAAGAACCAGAGAGTAGAAAAGAAAAAGCAATCAACATTGCAAAGAAGTTTGGGTTTAAGTTAGAACCTGTTAATATTAATAAGTCCAGTTCTGTCTGGGATATTGGCGAGGACCAAAGAACGCTCATACAACCCTTAACTTCTATAAAAGGATTAGGAGACAAAGCAATTGAACAAATCATCGAACATAGACCATTTAACTCTGTTGAAGAACTTCTCTTTAGCAAAGAGATTGTCTATTCTAAACTCAATAAGAAAGCATTGGATGTCCTCATCAAAGCAGAGGCAGTAGATGAGTTAATAGACGATAGATTTAGGAACCAAAAGCATTTCTGGTTATCTGTCGCAGATAGCAGACCTAAGACTAAAAAGAAGTTGTCTGAGAATATAGAAGAGTTTAAAGACACGGAAGATTTCACTAGAGATGAGTACATTGAAACAAAAACCAATATTACTGGTATGTTTCCCTTGACATTGGTTGTTTCAGATGATATAGTACAAAGGTTGAATTATTATAAAGTCCCTACTATTTCTGAGTGGGATCATGATCTTGGTGTTGCCTGGTTTATACCAAGAGAAGTTATTCAACGCAAAACAGCAAAGGGTCGTCCGTATTTCATTGTTAAAACAATAGATAAAAATAGTGTGATGACTGACATTAGGTGCTGGGGTGTCAACCCTGAAAAAGATAAATTGTTTGTTAATCGCCCTTACATGGCGAAACTTAACTTTGACGAGCAATGGGGTTTTTCTTCAAGAGGTGCCCTGCAGAATTGGAAATTATTAGGATAAGGAGAAAAAATGCAACTTAAAATATTTAGACTGCGACACACTGCAAAGTTACCTAAGCGAGCGCACGACGGTGATGCGGGAATGGATTTTTATTTCTGTCGCAAGCAAGATAGCGCCAAGAGTATACCCGTATACCCTGGTGAAACTGTATTGTTTCCAACTGGTATCAAAGTGGAAGTGCCAAAGGGATATATGTTGGAAATAAAAAACAAATCAAGCGTAGCGGCAAAAAAACAATTATTAGTTGGCGCCTGCGTCATTGATTCTGGATATGATGGAGAAGTATTTATTAATCTTCACAACGTGGGCAAGCAGACACATTGGTTTAGTGACGGTGATAAAGTAGCACAAGGCGTTTTAATGCCTGTTAATCTCTGTGAAGTTGTTGAAGTTTCTGATCCTAATGAACTCAACAAAGAAAGCACTCGCGGCACAGGCGCATTAGGCAGCACCGGGAGTAGATAATGAGTTTGGAAAGAAAGTTAAGGCGCAAGCAAGCAAAAAAAGGAAAGAAAAAAGCAGAAAAAGAATTAGCAACAAAAGTTGCACTTTTTGGACATTTACCAAATAAATGCTTGACATGTGACAAACCTTTTGATAAACTAGACCGTAAGCAAGTAATGAGTTGGAATGTTGTCGTAAGACAGAAAGAAGAAAAAGTCAACCTTTACTGCCCCGAGTGCTGGGACAACGCACAAAAAGTAATAAAAAAATATATGGAGGATAAAGATGCAATTTTACCCACAACGTAAAAAAGGTTTTATCTTTAACGAAGATGTAGCAGAAGAACTTGGTGTTTTAAATGAGTATCAAATGTATCAAGAGGATTATGATTATGACCCACTGATCGAAGCATTTAATCAAAAGTTTGGTGTTGAACCTGAATACCCAAAACATTTTAAATGGGAAAAAGGTGGATACGTTCAAGGACTTCAAGGATTTGACTGGGACACCGAATACCTTCTTTTTGATACATATGTTGAACAGCAGTATCCTGATGAATGGGATAAGTTCACTAACAGTTTAGAAGATTTGGATATTGATCTTATAGAAGGTTCTTGGTCGGAGTTGGGATGAGCGAAGATAAAGTTAATCGACCGAATCACTACAATGTAAACTGGAAAGGTGAACAAGCGATAGAAACCTACCATTACATACGTTCCTGGAAAATGGATTATCCAGAATCGAATATCATAAAGTATGTAACACGCCATCCCTACAAAGGAAAATCCTTGGAAGATTTAAAAAAAGCACGTTGGTACCTCGATAAACTTATTGAAGAGGTAGAGGCAAAGGAAGGCATATGCGAATGAAAGAAGCACTAACCTATGACGATGTACTTTTAGTGCCACAGTATTCAGACATTAAAAGTCGACAAGAAGTTTATTTAACTTCTGCATTAGACGAAAGTTTAGTATTTAAACTTCCCATCATATCTTCCCCAATGGACACAGTTACAGAATCAGAGATGGCGTACACTATGGATAGTGTCGGTGGTCTTGGAATAATTCATCGATATAATTCAATAGAGGAACAGGCAGGTTTAGTCGCAGAAGTTATAAGTGCTGGAGCAATAAATGTAGGTGCTGCAATTGGCGTTAGTGGGGATTATTTTGAGAGAGCACAAACACTTGTAGAAAATGGCGCAAGTGTTCTTTGTGTTGATGTTGCCCATGGGCATCATATTCTAATGAAAGACGCTCTTGGCGTTCTTAAAAAATCATTTGATGGATCAGTTCATATTATGGCTGGAAATGTTGCAACACTAGAGGGAATAAATGATCTCGCTCAGTGGGGAGCAAACTCTGTCCGTTGTAATATAGGAGGTGGTTCTATTTGTTCTACAAGAATACAAACAGGTCATGGTTTGCCTGGGTTACAAACTATTTTTGATTGTGCTAAAACACAACATGATGTTGCCGTCATAGCAGATGGTGGTATTAGAACTGCTGGAGATATTGTAAAGGCAATTGCCGCTGGTGCAGATTTTGTTATGCTAGGTTCGCTTTTGGCAGGGACAGATGAAACACCAGGAGAAGTTGTTCAACTTCCAAGTGGAATGAAAAAGCGCTATCGCGGTATGGCATCAAAAGATGCTCAGATGGATTGGCGCGGTCGTTATAGTTCCAATGAAGGCGTGAGCACTTTTATTGATTATAAAGGTTCAGTAATGGATATTTTAGAAGATTTACGCGGCGGTATGTTATCTGGATTATCTTATTCAGGATGCAGAACTATTACCGGTCTACAAGCAAAAGCCCAGTGGACAAGACAAACAACTGCCGGATTGTCTGAAAGTAAAACACATATTTTGGGCAAATGAAAAAAAGAAAAGCAAAACCCGAAGAAGCGAAAACCATAACTATTAATAGTCTGGAAACATTAGACACCAACTTAAGAATTAAACTAAAGTTCGATGACATTACAAAGTTTTGGTTTTTTAATGAATACATTAAAGGTTATCTTTTGGATGACCCGCTTCTTCAACCCTTCATAGAAAAAATTAAAGAAAGTAGCATTATGGCGAGAAAACATAAACTAAAGAAAAATCGCCAACTACTCGAAAAAGAAAAAGAAATAAAAAATAAGTTTGGTTTAAACCCAGATGATATTGAAAACATTTTTGACTTAATTGAAAGCGAGGAATAATATGAGAAAATGCGCCGCAGACAACATGGAGAACGACAGTATATGTAAAAAACAAGACTGTAAACTCTGGATAAAATATGGTGAAGATTTAAATTGTACCTTGGTTTCTGTAAAAAAACATGGTAGATTAGGTCTTAAAGAAGTTGGCGAGAGACTAGGTATATCATATGTCCGTGTTTCTCAAATAGAAAAAGAAGCATTTAAGAAATTAAAAAAGAAAAATTTTGAGTTACAAGATACTATTTATAACACATAAACCAAACCAAAAGATGCCAAGCATCTAAAAAGGAGATTGAATATGTCTGACAAAAAGACTTTACTTGAAGAGGGAACCATCCGTCGCTTCATGAAACTTGCAAACATGGAAGCACTAGGAACTGGTTTCGTCAATGAAATGTATGGCAAGAGGAAAGATGATGATGTTGATAAAAAGCGTCGTGAGGATCGTAGAATGGAAGAGGGCGATAAAAAACGTCGCTCATTAGAAGAGGAAGAGGAAATTGAAGAAGGAAAACGTAAAGACGACGATCAACGAATGGAAGAAGGATCGCACGATATGCAAGATGATCCAATGATGGACGATGGCAAAATGCTAGATGATCTTGAAGAGATGTCGCACGATATGAAAGATGACGGTCCAATGCAAGATGACGAGGAGATGGATTTAGATGTCGACGAAGAAGAAGAAGAAATGGATATGGACGCCGGTGATATGGGCGAACTCACTCTCACTGACGA